TCCTCTTGGGGTTGTAACATATTTAATTCTACCAATACTACCGGCAAAATCACCAATTTTATTACCCGTTGGTAATGGTTGGGCATTGATCCATTGAATTACAGAATCTATTCTTCTTTCAGATAGATTGGTATTATACTCGGGTGAGTTTGGGGCAGATGCTGATCCAACTAACTCTATTTCAACAGTACCATCGTTTGTTAATGTATCCGCAATCTCTTTTAATAAGTTTTTTTGGATGAAACTAAAGTTCCCTTCAATAACATCGGTATAGAAGTTTCCTATACCATCCCTTTTAAATTCTTTATTCCCAACAAATACTTTTGCCGGTGCTGTATTACCTTGGTAAGTTGTTTTAACTCCCGGTGCGGTGTACTGATCATACCACACATTATATGGTTGTGTTGCTGTTGTTCTTCTTGTTCTAGGGTCAGGATAATCATTGTCAAAATAAAACCCATAACCAACGTATTGATCTAATACTGTTGTGACTGGCTCTTGAGTTGTTGTATTCGCCTCAGGCCCAGTTTGATTAGGAATTGCATCCACCCCTGTTGCGGATTTTGGTGTATTACCTTCAGGATTAACAGGTATATCAACTAAAGTACTTGTTAATTCTTCAGGTGTTAATCTTGGGTTATTTAATATTTCTTGATATGTAAATAAATCACTTGGTGATATAGTGTTAAACTTGATTGCCAACTCATAGATATCGTATTTAACACATCCCGCAAAGAACGAATCCATTATAGAGTCAATTCTTTCTTTAGGTGTATTAGCTAATTGTTTTTCTATGATTGTATTCATCATAGAAGGGTGATCCACAATTATACTCCAAGAAATTGAACCTGATCTACTTGTATTTTTATATGTGTAAATTGGTTCAGGTCTACCGATAAAAGTTGTTTCGTTGAAGTTAGGTTTTGAATCGTCATTAAATTTTAAGTTATATGGTGGGAACCACATAATTCTACCTCCGTTTGGTCCTTTCTCACAAACAGGTAAATCATCATAGGTAAATCCTGGTCTATCCGACGTTCTCCAAGCTAAATTCTCAATCGAGAACATATATTTTTTTACCTTACCATCCACAATATTTGTTGACCCTGGGTTTCTTAACGGAGCAATGTTTAAGTTGTAAGTATTGTCTAACACAGAGAACCCAAATCTCCTTCCGTTTTGAGTAATACCATCAGTTTTTTGTAAATCACCATAAAAGAAATAAGGTGTGTCTTTAGTGAACAATCGACAATATTCAATACCAGCCTCTTGTCCCGATGTTTGGTCTGTATATGAAAATACTTGAGAACCTTTAGTGATTTCTTTATACCCGTCGTTGAATACTTTAGATACTTGGTTAATTGCCGTACCTACGTGTTTTAATCTTGTTTGTCCTTGTACTTGGTCCGCAGATTCAACTAATCTTTGTGTGTTATCAAGAATAGACCCCGGTCTAAAATCAATATCCGTCGATTGATATTTGTTGTAATCACTTTGTAGAGTTGGGAACTCTTGATCGTAACTTTTAACTTCACCACCTTTACCAACATTAAAACCTGCGTTGTCTTTATATTTTGGAGATGTCCAAACAAACTGCCCTGAAATACCCCCATCATTTGAGTAAGATTTACCCGCTAGTCCGTTTTGGATTCTTCCGATATTTCCCTCATATAAAATACCAAGTTCTTGTGGTCCATATACTATTGTCGCAACTTGTTCACCAAATTCATTCACAGGGACTTGATTAGCCGGTGAATCAATCATACTAGGTTCCGCGTTCTTACTACCCACATAGTATCCACCTTGAGATGGTGTGTCTTGATCAATAAAATTATTTATCAATGTCTCAGCACCACCAATAATACCTCTATTGTACGATGGTCGATATTTGTTATAGTCTAAACTAGCAAATAAAACAGATCTTTGTCCATTACCTGTATTCGCAACAAATATCTCGGAAGGGTTCCTTGTTTTATTTAGAATTGGTGAAATTAAACCACCTGTTAGATTATTTACAAGGTTAAGAGCGTTACTAGTTTGACCTGGGTTTGTGTAAGGATTAACCTCATCAAAATAATCACCAGGTATAAATGATGCTGGAAAATATGTACCAGATATTCTGTTAGCCAAAGATACTGTTGCCAACACAATACTTTCAGGTTGTGAAATTTTCCAATTTCTATCAAAGAAAGGTTGTTGTCCCGTCGCTAATTGAGATGCGGTAAAAGGGTCCGTTAGCGTATCTAAGTTAATAGATCCAACGGTTGCTTGTGCTATCTCGGCAGCAATTCTTTCTTCAAATAATCCTTTTAATTGAGCGGCACCAATCTTCGCTAAATATGTATCCTGAGATAATAAACCGTCAGAACCAAGTGGGTCTATTTGGAACACGACATCAAAAGTAGAGTAAGATGAACTAACAAAATAAGAAGGATCCCAATAAGGTTGGTAAATACTATTATTGTTTTGAATGTCGGTAATAATAACTAAATCCTTATACCCTCCAGATGGTCCAAAAATGTTTTTAATATATGCCGCATCAATAAAGAATTCATTTAATAAATCAATTTGTGCCGAATCTTGTGTGTAGGGTCCTTGATTTGACCCATTTGGTAATTGTGATGATGATAGTGGACCAATACCAATAGGTTCGTTAAATCCTCCCTCAGGTCCAAATACGTTTAATGGATACTGAGCGTTAGCAAATGTATTAGTTGATACAAATGTGTTTGGGGAATCAATTACAGAATAAACCGATAAGTTAGTTTCATAATTAACCGCTGGTTGTCTTGCGGATAATACTCCTTGAACCGAATATGGTTCTAAATTTTTTGTCAAAAGGTTTTTTCTAAAAAACTCTGAACTACCGAATGAAAGTGCGCTTTCTGCCATGTCTTCTATAAATACACTTTATTATGGTTTCTTAGGGTTCATACTTAATTGGGATGATCCTGCCGCTTCTTTTATTGTTTGTCGTATTACCGTATTATTTTCCATTAATTCTTGTATTTTTTTTGCCAACTCAGTGTCGGAAACTTGCACGTTTTGTCCGCCTTTCACATCAAGACTCATATTTACGTTAATATCATTTTTAGACTCTAATTTTTGAGTGAGTGGTTCATATTGTTTCCCAGCATTTCCTATAGCGGATTCAAATTTAGTCGTCACGTTTGTTGCCACTTCACCTATATTTTTCGTGATATTGTCCACAGCACTTCCCATTCTACCCACCGCCTCTTCAAAACCCTGAGCGTTGTTTTGTAATAAGGAAATTACGGCATCTTCAGCCACTCTAGCAGCAGGTGTAAACGTTTCTCTAACTCTACTTGCAGTATATTCAGTTGTTGCTGCTCTGGCGGCGCCTCTTGTAGTTTCTCTTGAGGTCTCTAATAATCTTTGAACAGGCCCTAAAGATGCCATACCTAATTGACCCCCCAATCTAATTGATTCAAGTTGACTATTCATGAATGTCGCCTGATCTAATTGTTCAACCGCAATCTCTTCAATACTTTTATTATTCTGATCTTGTGATTGTTTTAATTTTTCAATATCCTCAGGTGTTAATTGGTCAGGTTGTTTCAATTCAACTTTACCAGTTTGTATATTTTTAATTGTTACAGTCGCAACCCCGTCTTTTATTTGGGACATCGATGCAATAAGTTCTTTAGTCTCTTTATCGTCAGCGAAACTTGGTAATTTAATTTGGGATAACTTTCTGTCAAATTCAGCGGCTTGTATACCCATTTTAGCAAATTCACTAGCATCAATGTTTAATGCCGATGCAACTTCTCTCATTCTTCTTTGAGCACCAGGCATAATTTCAAATTTATTGTTCGCCTCACTAAACTTCACAAAGTCTTTAGTTAAGTTAACAATTTCATTTTGTAATGCTTCAGGATCATTTTGGGCCATATCCATCGCCTTTAATGGATCCAATAACCCATTTGCAGTAACACCTAATCTTTGTAAAGATGCAGCATAATCAATTGCTTTTTCAGGTGAGAATAAATCATCAGCAATTCTAAATACATCACTCATACTAACTCCAAGACGTGCGGCTTGAGTTGCCATTTTGGTAAGTCCTTGTACCCCTCCTTCAAAATTATATAAGTTAATTTTTCCAAGATTTTCAGTAACACCTTTAGCAACCGCTTGTACTGGTACCCCCACATTTCTTGCATAATTTGTTACTTCAGCCATTCTGTCACCAACGTCATACATTGATATACCAACCTCTCTAAAGTTAGCGGCTAAAGCCCCAACATCTTGTCCGGTCACTTTTGCTGCCGCCGCAATTTCAGTAACGGCTTCCGTACCTAAACTTGCGGCAGTCCCTAATTTATCTGTTATACTTGTTATTGTGGATGCAAATTCAGTTTCAGAAATACCCATTTGAGCTAATATAGGTCCAACATCCGCAATTAATGTCTTAAATTCTTCAATCCTGTCTCTTGAGACTCCGAATGATTGTTGTATTTTGGTCCCTTCAGCTTCTAATATACCAATACCTCTAGTTAAACCACCTATGGACTCAATTACCGCGGAACCAAATTGTTTTGCAATTTCAGGGATATTATATAAAGAATCGGCAACCGCAGTATATTGATCAGCAGAAACTTTAACATCCTCAGCGGTTTTTTTAGATAACTGACCTTCTAAATCTTGATTTTTTGATACAGCATCGGCCAAACTTGCTTCGAGTGTGTTTACTCTTTTTTCTAATTGTTCTATTGTTGCTGCCATTTAATCCTTTTGAAGATAAATATTTTAAGTATTGTTTTTAGAAGATTCTATGATCTTTTCTATAATATATCTTCTCACATAAGTTGGCATGCTTAAGAATTCAGAATATTGCATTCTCATTATTTTGGCGAGATAGTAAAACTCGTCGATTAGACTTACACTGTAACTAGAAGAAAGGCCGAAAAAATTCCACCCCAAAAGCAATGTTTACCACTGCTTTTTCTCCTGACGGGGCTATAATTTCTTTTGATAGATCTAATCTTGGTTCATTTTCAATAAGAAAATTTCTTACAAATTTGGAGTCTTTGATTGGCATCTGTTCAACAAAAGTCGAAATTTTAACTCTGTCTGTAGAACCATTTAATTCTACAATATTTTTAATGAGTCTTGTTGTTACAACGGGAGCATTTCTTTCTGAGGGATAAGAACTAATAATCCTTTCAATTTCTAACTTATCACCCATAGTTAATAATTTAAGTTTAACCTTATGTTTTGACACAGGTAACTCAACCTCAAAATAACCTTCTTGATTTGGTTCTTGTTTTGGTTTAATAATATTTAATTCACTTAAATCAACAACAGCGGTAAAATATTCACCTGTCTGTGGGTCCACCGCAGAAACACTATATTCAGATCCAAAAGATGTGTTTCTCAAAAATATCAATATTGCTTCTGTATCGCCTTCTAATAATTCTTCAGGTCTCAAATCTCTTTCATACAATCTGTTTCGTAATAAAGGAAGAACTATTGATTCGTTAATTGTTTTTTTCCTATCGATAGATGAAATGATATTCTCATCAGCGGCAGTTAAATAACCAACTTTAACACTTCTCTTTTTACTCTTGTAAAATAGACCCTCAGACGGAAGTGATACTACGTCATGTGGTAAATTAAATTCTGCTTGTCCAGCGTTATAGATATCTTGTTCCATAGTATATAATGTTTCAACTTATATGATAAAAAAAACCGTAAACTGTAAAGTCTACGGTTTCGATGATACGTTATTTTTTTATTAGTATACTAAGATACATCTGTCCATTTGCATTTGACAAGTGATACCCGCAATATTATCTGAGTTGTACGCTAATGAACCACCATCATACCCTAAAAGGAATGTACCCTCTAAAATCCATTTCTCAACAACTACTCCCGTTGGGTCCAACATTTCAAGGTCAACATTCTTTTTGTAACCCGCAGCATAACCCATACGTCCTGTTACTGATTCCGCACATAAACGAATCCATTCCATAACCGCTTGTGACGCTGAAGGTCCGATTGGATCACGGAATTTTACTGAAAGGGGGTCCCATTTGAATCGTCCCGCAACAAAAGTAGACGTATTTAAGAATTCAATTTCTTTTGAAGTAATAGACAATTTTGGTCTTGCAGTACTCTCAACATACCACTCGTTAATACCAAGTGATGATGGGAATCTCAAGATCCAACGGTTTTCCCTTTTCGGTTCGTAAGGGATCGGCATTTTCATTAGTAAATCAGCCATATCTTATTTTTTAAATTTTGTTTTATTTTTATGATAAATATATCGTATTATTTTTTTTTCTATTTACTTCTACTTTTTTTCGAAATATATTGTACTAGGCCCTAGTTTAATTAAAATTTAGTTTTCTTTCCTCCTCCAGTATGATAAATATCTAAACCAGATTCATCATCAAAATGTCTTTTCATAGCCTGTACATTTCGTAGGTCGTCATCTGAAAAACCTATGTATGGGATAAAATAATTACTTATTTTGTTTTTCATAAATGCCTTTTCTTGTAACCTTCTTGATAAATTCTGAACATAAGTCATAAATTCTTTCATCGCATCTACTTTTAATTGTTCAGGATTAGCGGCGGATCCTTGTCCGAAACTTACTGGGTGATATTTGTTCATATCTAAATAAGATCTAACTAACTCATCATCAGTTAAATCATCTTCATCGGCTAACTCTCTATATTTTCTTAAATTTTTAACAAGTTCTTTTTCACTCAGACCATGCTTATTTCTTTTAATTAGATTGTAAATTGCACTTTTAAGAATAGATGGGGTATGTCCTCTAGCTGTGACGATTGCAAATACGGATCCATTATTGACCGCCTCAACAAAGTCACTCCATGCAGGTCCTGTTGGGGCTTTCATAGCATCTCTTAAAAAACCTTTGTCCCCTAAAACGTTGAAGTCTCTGAAGGGGTTATCATCAAAACCAACAATAGTGTGTCCTTCATATTCGAAAGGTTCTTTACCTACCTCTGTTCTATATTCTGCAAAATCTTCAGTAGACATACCAACAACCTTATCATCTTCATCTTTTAAATAAATTTTTGTTGGCATATACATAAGATTGTCGTCCCAGTCAAAAGCATAATACTTCATCGTTGGTTTCATCTGATCATCAATAATCTCAGAAATAATTTCTCTAACAACATTTTTGTAATTCATATATATAAATATTAGAATAAAAAAAAGGTGCCATTTCTGACACCTTTTATTTTTCGTTTTGTTTTAAGTTAATTAAACATCATCAAAAGACGCTCCTGTTGGAGTGATATAGAATGTAATGTCGATAAATTCTAATGAACGAGTTGGTTTGATGTAAATCTTACCAGTCATTTGATTTCTATCGATATCTTCAGGGTCACTTGAAACCGTTACTCTAAAGTCATACAAACCTCTATCTCTTCTGATCGCATCTAAGATTGGGTTAACCGCATTTAAGAAGTCTTGTCTTACTTGTGCGTCGTTTTGTTCAAACAATAATCTTACAGATACCGCTGAAATCAATTTACGAGCTTGTAATAATAATCTTCTTACGTTGATTCTATCAAGAGCACTTTCTCTAATTTGAAGAGTCTTGTTACCCCAAATTACAGTTCCTACGTCTGCGAAAGTTGCGATTGGGTTGATTCTTCCTGTATAAAGAATATCTCTATCCTCTTGAGTTAACTTCTTACGTGCTTTAACCGCATTTACGATACCACGAGTGTAACCCGCCGCTGCGAACCAAGGATAAGCGATATTATCTGTTAACGCTAAGTTTCTTGTTACTTCAGCAGTTGCTGGTATGTAAATTTGAGTGTTGTTCTCAGTATCGCGAGTTAATACCCAAGGATAGTAAGTAGCCGTATAGTTAGAGTCAAGTCCAGTTGCCTCTAATATATCAACCGCTTCAGTTGGGTAGATAAAGAAGTCAGCACCTGTTGTTGTAGGTGTATACAGATTGTAATCTGCCGTTGTTACAACGTAAAGTGAATCCGCTCTATCAAACTCGATGATGTTAACAACATCTTCAACAAGATCATCATTATTCATTGTGTCAATACCTGGAGATACAAACACATTGATGTTTACAGCTTCAGGGTTAGCAAAAGTTTGATAACCTAATAAGTAAGCATAGTAGTCAGTATTTGCGAAGTCAGTAGTTCCATCACTTATTGCAATTTGTTTAAATGCTCCCCATCCTGTTGCGTTAGGGTATCTTGTTGATGGACATGCTCCTCTTAAGAAACCTGTTCTACCGATTACATATTCATTTGTGTTAGTTCTCCACTCTCTGTAGATATCCCATCCATCAAAACCACCTTGTACCAAGAACGTAAATTTACGAGCAAATAATCTGTAATATACGTTAGTTGGGTTATCAGGGTCTGTAATAAATGAATCAGAACCTACTACGAATCTTGGTTGTCCTGCAGTTGAGAACTCATTACCGATAGTGATACCGCTGGCATTTTTATCCATGTGGAAACCAGTTGATCGATAATTAAATGGTATTGATTCGATGTTACAACTATCGTTAGGGTTTCTTTTACCAACATATTCATAGTATGCCGAGTCATAACCAATAGTGTTTGAGATACCAAGATAAGTTCTTCTGATATTATCACCAGGGCTAGTTGTTGAATTATCGTTTCCTGTGCTTAATCCGAAAGGAGGGTTGTAAATAACTTCACCAGGGAAATCGTATCTTGATTTAATGATTGGGAAAGGTGAACTTGCTCCCGCATATAGTCTAAAATTAAACCCGTTGAACCCACAAGGTACTGCGTCTACCGGTGCGTCCTCATTAATCTCAACCATTACAAATTTAGAATTTAAAGTATATTCACCATCTAATGTACCAATTTTAACACCAATAAAGTTGTTTTGTGCCGGGTTCATACTACAGTTAGTGAATTTCTCAAGAACCACAGGATTTGCATCTGTGTCGAAATAATCTCTAATTAATACCGTAAATGTTGAGTTTGCGAATGAAATATCCGCGATTGAGATTTTAATTAATGTGTTTGCAGCATCTCCATCGGATACAGTGTAGAATCTAAATAGGTCAAATACTTTGTTACCTCTTAATTCTGAAACAACATAAGGTGAACTTGGTGTTTGCCATCTATCTAAATACCAACCGATTGAATTGACATCTCCACTTTGAGCTGAATCTAATTCGATCAATTCAGGATTTAATCCTCTAATATAACCTTTGTTATACGCGAAGTTTAAGAATGATTGGAAACTTTCTTCACAGAATAATGGTGTTTCTAATCTTGGTTTTTGGAAGTTAGTTATACCAAATACTTTTGTAACGTAATTTGCGTTTGACAATTGGAATGATGTTTCAAATGTGAAGTTCTGTCCATCTTTATTTGTTACATTTACCGCAAACGGTGAATAAGGGTTTTTCAAAGCATTTGCATACTGACCTGTCATACTTAAAGAAACATCAGTTAAACCTGTAACTTCCCATGCTGGATTTCTAGTGTTAGGTCCGTATGTTGATATACCTCTTGATCTTAATGTACCAATAACTACGTTGTCGTAATCAGAGTAAGAAGTTCCAGTATAAAAATACATACCTAAATTTACTGAGCCTGAATAACAAGTGGTAATACCGCCAACATTTTGACTTCCTGAGTTACCTGAGAATACACAAATGTTACAAGGATCGTACGGATGAACATTCACAGTATAAGTTGTAGATACTGTACCATCTTGAGATGTTAAACTATAAACAATACTTCCTGATGTGAAATCATTCGAGGTAACACCACTTACTTGTACTACCGAGGCAACTGTAATTGCTGTGGTACAAGCACTGAAGTTAGCAATCAAACTACTTAATGATCCTGTAAATCCTTGTGGTAAACAAACATCTATAGTTTGATTTGTATAATTAATTGATCCGGAATTTCCACTAATGCTATAATTGTAGAAAGAAGCACAAGTACTGGATGAAGATATTTCTGTTAAACCTGTTACAATTGATGTAAATGAAACACCCGAATATTCGTTGTTTCCATTGTTATCAAATAATGAATAGTACCAAGGATCATTCTGAGCATCTGTTAAGTCATTAAAATCTAAAGACACAGAAGGAACGTTATATACATTTGTTGATGCGGTATAACCTAAAGATTCTAAACTATAATAATCTGTTGTTGGGATTGAACCAAAATAGTAAATTGTTTCCGCTTCTTCAGTTGCCGGTGAAGTTGCTGTGATCATATCGAAAACTAATGTTTGTAAGTTTTCTTGAATTGTACTTGTTGACCCGTTGAATAACTGATATTCTTCTGTAAGAATGCTTTGTAAGTTTGCTGGAAACGCACTTGTAAATCCTACGCTTGTTATATCATCAGTACATCCTGTAAATGTAACAATATAATCTTCTTCTTTAAATGTAACACAAGTAGTGTCACAAGTTGCAGATGAGGTAACAGCACTTAAACAATATAGATCAATTGTTGTTGGGTCTACGTTAGCCACAGTTCTTATTGACCAAGATGGTCCTGCATCATAACCTGACAATCCTAAGATTCTGGTTACAAATAATTGATTTGATTGTTGGAGATAAGCCTTTGCTATATATCCTGCCTCGTATTTAGGTATCTGA